TTCTGTTGTTAGAGTAGTAAAGGCTGTTAGCATAAATGAGAGAACTCAATATGAGAGTCATCAAAGGGAACGTAAAACCGTTACCCATTGTTGAAAACATATTAAGATCATGCCAGTTACCACATATAGAAATTTGTGGCGACCTTATATCTGAGAGGAGAAAATACCACTCAGTAGGCATGAGGGTTCGTACTAAAGGTGAAGATATGCAGTCAGAGGCAAGCTTAAGGTCGATGGTCGCTAGATCACCGAACTTAGAACCTGCCCAGGCCAGAAAACGATTCTGGCTTTGCTGTGACTCAATATCAACACCTAGCAACTTAAGAACATTAGATAGATATTGGCCAGCAGCAAGCTGCAGGCACATATTTCCCAACGGTTCAGTTGCAATTGTACGATCTGTTTCTTGATTCTTACGCACTGTCCCGAGTTTACTACCTTTGACGACACGAACGCCTAAACCTTTTGCAGCATCGAAGCTGTTCAAGTAAGGGTTACGTTGTCGTAGTCGTTTGACATGGGGTAGTGCTCTAGAAGTACACGTGAATACAGATTTTACTTTATAGACGGCATGAGAGCCCGTAATTCCATAGGAATTACCAGGACCAAACCGCCAGAGATCAAGAAAATGATCATAAAGTAATACTTCCTGTATGCAGAAACTATCTACTGTTTTTGCATATTTTTCGAAGGCAGTTCTAATAAAAAGCCTAGCGTTAGAAACAATATCATCAGGGAGTGATAGTGAAATATCACGCCTTGACGAATTAAAGTTAATAAAACTAGACATAGTACTGTCAGCGAGGTTGATCGAAGGGAATTGCATGCGTTTTGAAGCGCGCGCAACCTGACGGTCAATAGCAGCAACTTGCCAAGAATGGCAAGAATCTGTATTACGTACGTGTGCTAACTCGTGTAAAAGAGTGTCAAGCAGAGAGTTTAAACGTTCATCTGTTGCCATTTGAATTTCCTAAGCCCCAAAGGGGCACTAGTAGTGTTAAAGAATACCAGATACAATAGTATCAGCGAGACCGGAAGACTGTTGATTAAGTGCACCAATGTGCAAGCTAATCAGAGCCTTCAGGTCTTCGGGTTCCTGTGTATCCGTTCCAGCAGGTATATCGATAACGGTTGTTATTCGAGCTACAAGCGGAGTGTTAAAAGCATTAGGGTTAGCACCTTTACGGGTGATGACCTTATATGTATTAACAGGGATATTCTTAACAACCCCAGTTGAAGGATTCGCAGATGGCAAAGCGCGAACTTGGGCTGGACGAAAAACGGTGATTGTATACGGTTTTGAGACCGTATTAATTTCAACGTTGGCTTGAGTACCGCCTAATGCGGTAACAGCCCACTGCTTAGCATTTACGCTAGGTGGTGTATCGACAGTCAAAGTATATGTAGGGGCTGTGAAACCCGGTACAGTCGCGCCCGTTACAGGCGATGTTAATGAAAAAGACATAGTAAGTCCTATAGGTAAGATTATTTAAGAAGCACAGCGAATAGGTTAATAATTTTAGTAGGAGCGTAACTGCCAACTTGAGCAGTGCTCTTAAAAGATAAAGACCTAGACGGAAGTGCACCAAGAACTGTACGACTAAAGTGAAACCATTGAATATCAAGGGGAGTGAGCGATGAATCAATAACATGATTAATCGAACCTGAACCCTCGACATTTAAATTAGCTAACACTTTAATCTTACAGAGACGAGAGCGAGCGGCATAATTAGTTAAACCAGGAGGCTTAACAAAAGTGTCACTCAAGAAGTCGCCAGCAGTCGTGAAATAATCAAAAATCCACGAAAACGCAGTGATTTCCCAAATAGCAGGAACAATATGCTCTAGACGAAAACCAAACTGATCAGATAACTCTGCGTAATTATTGGCAGACTGAATAAGAAAGGTATGACCAGCAGTATATTGATACTGAACACTGTAGTGAAAGATCGGGTAAGCGCGAATTATACTGTAATCGCCACCTTGAGTGGTGACAGTAGAAGGCGCAGAATGCCACGAACTAGCAGACCTAGACCTGAAACGCAAAGAATGATCGTTTCTATTTAGGTAAGCTGCAACTGACTCAGCAAGCGCAGCGGTATCGGCCAATAACGGACGAACACCGAAGCCCCAAGTGAGCCAGTAGTCTGAAGCTACAGAAGCTATCTCTCGTTGAACGGAACGACCGTTCCGTCGCGCGTTAATGGAAATACGTTTAAACGCACGACCATGTTTCAAGTCCTTATAGAATGCAGCCAAAGCAACCGCTTTAGAAGCAACACCTTTGATGAGGCTACGAATTTCGTGGACCTCGCCAAGGGGTATGAGGGATTGAAACTGCCTTGAACTCTTATTAATCGCACCTCTTAACTTGCCAATCGCTTCATTATCAGCGACGACAGAGTCGAAAGGCACGAAAAACGTAGAATCCATGTTACAATCCCAAGTAATATCACATTCAGAGCGCGTAGTAGCGCCGCTGAGTTGAATATTAGCATCGGAAATGTGACCATGAACACTATTATAAGCACTAAACCCAGTTCGGGTATAAGGCTTAGTAGCGTCTACGTGAGCAAGGATTTTGTCACGCCAGCCTGGACTGAGGTCAGGAATGAGGATACTTTGAGCAACCTGCTTATCGAAGACATTAGAATGAGTACCAGAAAAAGAATTTGTGGTAACATTCGAAAATCTAACGATATTAGGGATGTTATAAGTAGTCATAACTCAAACCTCAGAAGACGAGGATCGGACCGTGAGGGCCGATTCCATGACAAGGAGTTCACTATAGTTGAAGAGAATAATACGAATAAGCGTCTCGGGGTTTGGTAATTCCAAAGTCGATACGCCTAGTATGTACTGAGAAGGTACATAACATAGTAAAATTCGTATAGAGAAAACTCTGATGGAGTCCCAAGAAATAGGGTCACCAATGAGAATATCACAAATATGAGTATCAAGAATATCGAAAAGAAAAGTGTCAATAATGCCAATATATTCGGGTCTAACCGAATTAATGAGGCACAAATTGACAAGATCTTTAGAATTAACTTGGTCATACATATTTATCTCCAGGACTATAATAAACGGATTTAGAAACGAACCCTAAGGGG